CTCTGACTCAGGCCTTCCAGCCAGGTCCTTAGCGATTCGCTCATAACCACCAAAAGGGTTCTCGTCCGAGTGCAGGTATATTACAGATGCATCACGGCTAGGGCTGTACTGCTCGATTGGTACTGCTTTGTTGTCCAGTAAAGCCGCAGGCTTAGTCCTTAGGGTTTCTGCGTTCTTCAGGTAGTCCGATATAAAAGGTGTATAGCCGTCAATCGGAGTAAACCCAATCAGCATCTTAGAGTCCCTGGTAGCTAGGCGGAACCGTAATGTATTTACCAAGGCTGCATCGCCGAGGTACTCGTCGAGCCAGGCACCTATGTTCAAGCCCTTAGGTTGTCTGAACCCGAACTCAAAACCCTCGAGGATCGTCTGGTTATTGCTGTACTGAGTATATGTCTTAAAGTCTACTCGGGTCCTGGTATCAGGGAAAATGAAAGAAGAGGCTGTAAACCCGTTCTGCATAGAGTAGTTAATATACCCGTCTACGCTCTTGGTCTTGCGCTTGAACTCCTTGGGCATCATCTCCCAGATTGCAGCCTGCTGCACCTTGATAGAGGTGTCGGCATTCTGAGAGAAGCATACGATATGCCCGTCCATACTTTCCGTGACGGCCTCCATCAGCATCTTGGCGCATCCAGTAGTCTTGCCGCTTCGATTACCTCCCAGTGCCAGGACTTCATTATTTGTACGTAACCCTGTACGTATGCGGTCCCATCCTGCTAGGTCAAAGCCGTAGCGTATAGGGTCCTCGTATGCTGCTTGTATTCTACCTTCGTGAGCTTCGTGCAGTGCAGCTAATAACTTAGGGTCCTGCTCACCAAGCAGGACTATCTCCTCATCTGTAGGAGGCCGCACTATAGGGTGCTCTGTAAAAGTAATCGGCATTACTTTGACTTGGCTGGCTTGTCCATCTTCTGGACTGCTGGCTTCTTACTCCAGTCAATATCGTCGTAGTTCTTACGCTGTTTCTCAGCATTGTGTCCCTTGCGGGGTGCGCATCCTTTACCCATTGTATTGATCCTTTGTTAGCTCTTCTCCTAAATTATAAAACGCTTCAGCTACGTTGTCGCGGTCGTGGCTCGCAGCCAAGCAAAGATAGTACAGCCTTTCCACGAACTCCGATGTATCGCCGTAATTTTCGAACTCAAAGGTTATTGTCTCCGAGGGCTGTTCTAGTACTAGTTTAGTTGTTTGGTTCTCTATCATATCAATCCTCCCATAAGCTATCATCTTCCGAGATGTCATCATCCTCGAAGTCCCAGATCCAATCATCGTCGTCAATCGGGTTATTGCACTCCTGAAGCATCTCATTCGCCAGCATCTTACCTACTGGTCGATTAGTATAGTCGTAGTACACATCACCTGAGTCATCCATTACAATGAACATAAAGTTAGTAAAGTGCTCACCTAGCTGCGCACGGATCCTTCCGTACAGTTCCTCATTCTCCTCATTTACTATGAACATCTATTACCTCCGCTTCCTTTGCTTTCTTAATACGATCACGGGCAGCCGCTATAGTAGCCTCGTAGTCATCCTGGGTGTAGACCTTCCGGTCCTCTGTAATCTGCGTAGCCTCGCCTCTAGCCGTCATAGCCTCCCGTGAAGCATTTGATTTAGCTATTGATAACTCCTTGAGATCCTTGAAGCCAACCTCCATTTCGGGGTCATTCTCCATACGGTCACGTACTTTCTCAATTAAATCCTCCTCCAAGCTACTTAGGTTCAAATAGTTCTTTGCAGCTATGCGACCACTTAACTCCTTGAATGTCCCCATATGGTCAGCGTAGTCCGCCAGGACACTAATAATCGTATCCCGATCAAAGCCGTAGTGACGCACTAGACGAGTCTGGCTACTGCCCGTACTATACAAGTAAAGCAACTTAGCTGTCTTCTCTGGGTCATATACACTCAAGCACTTAACCTTCAGTCCCCGCTTCTGGTTACTTACCTCGTGGATACTCTGCTGGATTTCACTCAGCAAAGCTGCCTTCTCCTTCTCGGTCTG